AGGGTAAATTTTCTTTTATTTTATTATAAATAGTGTCAACTAAATATTTTTCTATTTACTTTGAACTTTTTTTCAATCAAACTTGCTATAAGTCCAGTTTATAAATATTAATATAATTTCTTTTCTCCTCCATGTGTTGATATTGTTTGAATAATATTTTCCGGGTCTTTTGATAATTCATCTTTAACTTTTTCCAAATTTCTTAAATCATCATCTGAAAATCCTATTTTTGGTATGAATCTATTACTAATATCATCTTTAAACATTATTGGTTTCTTTAATCTGCTAGCTAAATATTTTACATATTGCTGGAATTCTTTTAAAGCATCAACCTTTCCTTTTTCGGGACTTTGAGCTGAACCGGCTCCAAATGTTACAGGATAATACTTATTCATATCCATATAAGCATTAATAAGTTCTTTATCACTCATATCTTCTTCACCCGCAAACTTTCTAAACTTTCTTAAATTTTTAACAAGTTCTTTTTTAGATATCCCCTTGAAATTTGTTTCAATCATGTTTTCAATAGCTCTACGTAAAGCCAATGGTGAATGTCCTCTTGCAGTAACTATTGAAAAAATAGAACCACCATTAATTGCTTCTTCAAAATCATCCCATGCGGGACCTGGTTTTGCCATCATAGAGTCAATGATGAATCTTTTATCACCTTTAGTCCCAAAGTTCCTAAACGGGTCGTCAGCAAACCCTACAATAGTTTTTTTCTTATATTCAAAAGGTTCAACTCCAACTTTAACACGATATTCCGCAAAGTCTTCAGTTGACATACCAACTTCTTCACCATCTTCTGTACGAAGTATTATTTGTGTCGGCATTGTAAGAATATTATCATCCCAATCAAATGCATAATATTTTAAATCGGGTGTGATTTCTTCATCAAATTCTTCTACTAAAAATATTTTCATATCTATAAATATTATGTAAAATAAAAACCCCCACTTTCGTGAGGGTTTTCAATTATTTTATCGTTGATTAGATGTTTTCAAACGATGCTCCTGTTGGAGTGATTAAGAACTCAATATCTATGAATTCAAGAGCTTTAGTTGGTTTGATGTAAATCTTACCTACCATTTGGTTAGCGTCTAAGTCTTCAGGTGTGTTTTGAACAGTAACTCTGAAGTCATACAAACCTCTGTCTCTACGAATCGCATCTAAGATTGGATTAACAGAATCTAAGAACTGTTGTCTTACTAAGTTGTCGTTTTGTTCGAACAATAATCTTACAGCTACTGCTGAAATCAACTTACGAGCTTGTAATAACAATCTTCTTACGTTAATTCTGTCAAGAGCTGACTCTCTAATTTGAAGAGTTTTGTTACCCCAAATAACAGTTCCAACGTCGTTGAATGTTGCGATTGGGTTAATTCTTCCTTTGTAAAGAGTATCTCTATCTTCTTGTGTTAATCTCTTACGAGCTCTAACCGCATTTACAACACCTCTTGTGTAACCCGCAGTTGCGAACCATGGGAATGCGATATTGTCAGTCAACGCGAAGTTTCTTGTCGCTTCAGCAGTTGCTGGAATATAGATTTGAGTGTTATTTACTGTATCACGAGTAAGAACCCATGGATAGTAAGTTGCGGTGTAATTAGAGTCAATCGCAGTATTTTCAAGATTATCAACCGCTTCTTGAGGATATATTAAATTTTCCATTGAAGTTGATGGTTGTAGTAAATTGAAGTCAGGAGTTGTACAGATATAGATAGAATCCGCTCTGTCGTTTTCAACAATATCAATTACTTGTTCTACTAAATCACCGTTATTAACATAATCAATACCAGGTGTAACTAAGACGTTAATGTTAGTTATTTCAGGATTAGCAAATGATTGAGCTCCTAACAAGTATGCGTAGTAATCAGTATTTGCGTAATCAACTGTGTTATCACCAACAGTGATTTGTCTAAATGCTCCCCATCCTGTTGCGTCTGTATATGGAACACAACCCGCTAACGCTCCTTGTTTATAACCTGTATTACCTAATCTGTAACGGTCTGCGTTTGTTCTGTATTCACGATAGATATCCCATCCGTCAAAACCACCTTGTACCAAGAAAGTAAACTTACGAGAGTATAAGAAGTAGTATGGACTAGTTTGTGATGTAGGTTCAGAATTAAATGAACCAGCTCCAACGTAAAATGCGGTTTGTCCACTATTTGAGTAAACATTAGCAATAGTTACTGAAGTCGCTCCACTATCCATATGGAAACCTTTAGTCTGTAATCCCCAACTTACGTGACTTGGCTCAGTACAAGTTGTTGATATAGGATTTGGCATTCCTTTGTATTGGAAGAAATCAGGGTCGTATCCTGGTGAATCAGATGAAAATGCCACCGCTGAAGAAATACCTAAATAAGTTCTTCTGATGTTATCACCTGAACTTGGAACCGCATTATCACTTCCATTAGATGACCCAAAAGGAGGGTTGTAAATAACTTCACCTGGGTAATCATATTTTGTTTTATAGATTTGAAAAGGTGATTTCGCTCCAGTATATTTACGAGTTATAAATCCTTCAAATCCACAAGGAAGAGCGTCAGCCGGAGCTTCATAATTAACCTCAACCATGATAAATTTAGATTTGATTGCGAATTCACCGTCTGAACTACCAACTTTTTTAGCTACATAGTTATTTTCACTTGGGTTCATACTACAGTTAGTGAATTTTTCTAAGACAACAGGATTAGAATCTGTGTCAAAGAAATCTCTAACAATTAAATCAAATGTTCCATTATTAAATGAAATATTTGCGATGGAAATTTTTATTTCAGCATTTGCGTCATTACCATCAGAAATTGTAAGAGCTTTAAATAATCTATAAACTAAATTACCACGTAACTCAGAAACAACCCATGGAGATTCAGGAGTTTGATATTTTTCCAAATAATAACCTATAGAATCTACAGAATTATTTCTAGCTTCAGGCAATGAAACTAAATCACAATTTAAACCTCTGATAAATCCTTTATTAAATCCATAATACAATAGAGTTGAGTATCTTTCTTCAACAAATAAAGGAACCTCTGTTCTATCTTTCGCAAAATTCTCAACCCCAAAAACTTTAGTTACAAAGTTCGCATTTGCAGGTTCGAATGATGTCTCAAAACTAAATGATGATGAGTCATAACTTAATCCTGAAATTACAAAAGTTGAAAAAGGATTTTGTGTTACTCCCGAATAACTTCCAGTACAAATCATTTTCACATTAGAAGTACCTGTAACTTGATATTCAGGTCCGTGTTGTGATGCTGAATAATTAGTTACACCTCTTGAACGAAGAGTCGCTATTACTAAATCATTATAACCTGAGTAAGTTAAACCTGAGAACCCGTAGTAATATCCCGACACTGTTCCTGAAAATTGTCCTGAAACACTATAAGCAGTACCTGAAAGAGCACTTACATTAGTGTAGAATGAATTACCATAATACTGTTCACCTGTTGCCGGTGGTATGAAGTTAGCGTAGAACCAAGCGTCGTTTGTACCTGAACAATAATCTATTGTTGTAGAATTAATAGTATCTACCTCAAATACATTTGTTGTTGCAGTTAAACCAGCAGCAACATTCGCGGTAACTTGAGTTCCTGAAACAGGTCCAAAATAGTAAGCCGATGATGCTGAAAATGAATTAGTTGAAAATATCGTAGATATTTGATTTCTTAAATCAGTTAAGATTGATGAATATCCTCCACTAAAAGTTGTGTAATTATTACTGTAATATGTATTACCTGAAATTACTGATGGTACTGCTGAAGTAAACTCTATTGATGCAGTTGACGCAGTAGAACCTGTAAAGTTAAAACTAAATGAAGTCCCTCCAGTTATTCCTATTGTATCACAATCAACGTTAGCAACAGTTGTAATAGACCAAGAAGGACCTGCGTCATAACCTGATAAACCTAAAACTCTTGTTACAAAAAGTTGATTTGATTGTTGTAAATACGATTTAGCAATGTATGCCGCCTCATATTTTGGGATTTGTGTGTTCACAAATTTTTCAGGAAGTGTACCACCGAAGTAAGTTTCAAATTCTCCGTAGCTTGAAATGAATATAGGTTCAAACGCTGGTCCTTTTAAGGTTTCCCCAACTATACCTAAAGTAGTAACTCCGACACTTTGTGAAACAAATGATAAGTCTCTTTCTGATGTATATACACCCGGCGAGACGAAAACTTTGTTTGATGTTGCCATGTTTATTTTAAATGTTTTTAAAAATTTATTTATTGATAAATATTGTCATTTTAATCAAAAACTAATGGGTCTACTAACTATTTATCAATCAGTAGGAATAAATTCTACCTTTTTTCTACCTTGGAAATTAAGAATATAAAAATATCCCCTGACAGTCATAGAATCCTAAAGGACTACTGTATGAAACACGGTTTTAAAATTCACAAGTTTTTAGAAAAACTAATTAAAGATAATTGTGAAGAAAAAAAAGATATCTACGGTGAAAATTAAACTATAAAAGAAATCATATTAAATATAGATTCCAAAGAGTTATTGGTTTTAATTATATTAACTGTAAACACATCATTTGTATTAATTTGAATCTCACTTTGTGGTAATTGTGAAATATTATTTCCGTAATAAAGACCGTTAATATAAAATTCATAACTTGAAATATTAACACTTCCTATAATTTTTATGTTTGATGTATACTCAAAAGTTTGAGTATATGCGGTAGTTCCTATTGGAAAGTTTACATTCATAATAATTTCATCAGGATTAGTAGGAAACTTTTGTTTTTTGACTTTTTTCTTTCTGTTGTCTAACTCTACTAACATTAAACTTCTACTGATTGCCGGTTTAACTTCATATTCTTCTTCATCACTTAAAAACCCTTGTAAAGTAAAAGCGTAGGACTGTATATAATATCTTCTTTTTTCAACATCCATAACTGATTCATCTGATATTTCGTCAAGTGTTATTGGAATATAATGTCCTTTAATTTGTGTATAAGCCTGACGAGACGCAAATTTTTCAATAACAATCTGATTAAATTTATTTAATTCTCTCATTCTATTACAGATAATTTTTACTGAATATTTTATATCAACAGGAACAGGTTGTGGAATGGTGTAAATGTCCATACCTTTTCTTTGTCCGTCCCATGTCGGAACCGCCGCGTAATAATATTGTTTTCTATTTGGTATGTTGTATCTTAATGATGGTAATGACCCGTATTTTACTTCAGGTGTTCTTACTGTTGTAATAATTGGTGGTTGAACATTTTTATCAATATTATTAAAATCCCAAGTCTGTGTAAATTGAGCCCAATTCTGAGTTGTCATTAATATATCAACAACCTTAACAATCTTTCCCCCAACAACAGTTTTTAAATCATCTTTAACAAAATCTAAAAATCCTCTATCCAAATCTTCATGTAATATAGATTTAGGTAAGTAAGTTCCATCCTTGTTAATATCTTCAAGAAGTTGTTCTCTTCTCTCATAACCAATAGGTGGGTATGTAAGAGGTAAAGTTTTTTTAATTTTCGGTAAAGCCATTATTTTTCTTCATTATCATTACCGCATTTATGACAAATATATGGGTCATTTCCTCCGTCAGATAAGTCCCAAGACCAACCACAATCACAAATTACCCTACCATCTTCTATTGATTCAACAATCATTTTCAATTGTTTTTCAGAAATAATAATTTTCATTTTATAATCCTCTAAATTCGTTTTCCATTACAGGAGATGCGTTTATTGTTCTATAAAATGGTTTGTATCCTGCGTACGTGTGTTTGTTATCTGAAACAACACGACCATCATTATTAACTACATAATATCTTACTTGAGTTTCAGTTTCGTAATACCCAATATAATCACCATATTCAATATCAATTTCCAACTCATCTAAATGTTTTTGATAAACAGAAATTCTGGCGTTACCCGGCTCCATTTGATTAATCTTACTTGTCCCAAGAAATTTATTTTCAGGGGCAACAATTTGTAGATAAGCTTTAAACTCAATAGGTGGTAAAAATTTAACACCATCAACGGAGGCTTCACCATATACATCATCAACATTTGTCTTCTGTTTGTCAATACGATATAATACAAGAGTGAAGTTCATATCGCCTTCTAGCCATTCTCTACCCATACTAATATCTAAGCTATAATCTTCCGCTCCGAAAAATTTACCTAATCTTGTTATTGGAACTATTCTATTTGACATATTGATAAATATTTCTTTTTTGATTATTATTATAGTTGTATAGTTAATTAAAATAATTTGACAACTTCTACAGGACATTTAAGTATTGAACAACAAGCAATATCTATTCTTGAAAATTATCAGGGGTCAAATAACTATATCCTCAAATTAAAGAAACAGATTGATTCAAATAAAAAGTATCTTCCAACGAGAGCTCAATGTGATTACGTTATTGATTACAATTCAGTAGTTCCAAAAGTTGCTAAAAAATGGGTTGAGATTGACTCATACTTTTCACAAAAACTTGTTGCCGACAATCCTTTTATTAAGGAACCTGATAAAATCTACGTTGAAAAAATTTTAGTTGAAAAAGATAAGTCGTATCACATTTGGGGTAAAATTTTTAGTGGTGAAACTATCCACGATTTTTGGATACCGAGAGCTGCAGTGATTAAACAATACACCGAAAACTTGGTTGATGTTGATTATACAAAATATGAAAACCGACCACCACTTGCTCATCAAAAAGAAGCGATAGAAAAATTATTAAAGAACGATAAGTTCATTTTGGCGGATGACATGGGACTTGGTAAGACCACTTCTGCGGTGATTGCTTCATTAGAAAGTGGTACAAATAGAATTTTAATCATATGTCCGGCATCTCTTAAAATAAATTGGGAAAGAGAAATTAAAAACTATACCGACAAATCAGTTTATATCTGTGAAGGTAAAAAGTTTGAATTGTCGGATTACGTAATTGTAAATTACGATATCCTGAAAAACTTTCACGACCCAAAAGATAAAGAAAACTCAATAATTCTTAATTCAAAATTTGATTTGGTTATTATTGATGAAGCCCATTATGTTTCAAATGCTCAGGCTCAAAGAACAAAGATTATAATGGATGTAACCAAAAACATTAAAAAACTTTGGTTATTAACGGGGACACCAATGACTTCTCGTCCCATGAATTATTATAATATCTTAAAACTTATTGATAGTCCTGTGAGT